GTAAGCCTGGGATGTGTCCACGGTTCCCACGTCCCCGCGCGGTATGGTCATGTCGAGAGTGTAGGAACCCGCCGTACTGCCCGGCTTGAGTTCTGCCGTGGCTTGGCTGCCGGGGACGCCGGTGGTAATCGTTCCGGTGGTCAAGGTCATGCCGCTGGCAATCTGCTCGGCTTCTTCCCTGGCCTGCTGGGCGGCGTCCGCATCGTCGGCAATCTGCTTCCCTGTTTCCTCCACATTGGCGGACAGGGCGTCAAAGTGTCTGCGGGAGGCCAATTCAATTCCCCCAACGCTGACGCCGGCGTCATAGGCAACGGACATGGACAAGGCAAGCCGGGAGTAGTTGCGCCATGCCAGCTTGTCGCCGGAGGCAATCAGCACCCCTTCCGTTCCCCCGTGTGAAGCGGCGGCCCCGTAAGCAATCAGGGCCTTGCTGACGGTCGTTCCGGAGCTATCCACGGCATACACTTCCAAAATGAGCCGGTCCGCCGCAGAAACGGCGATTCCATCAAAATTCCAATGGCATTCCATTGTGCTCGCATTGATGGAGGTCCAGGACGCCGTTGATGTGCTGGTGCCGAGCACTTCCAGCGGAAGAGCCAGCCCCGCGGAATACCTGCACAAACGCGCCATCCAGCGCGTGCCGTTGGCTTCGCTGGCCGGAGTCTGCAAGGCAATCTTGTTGAGCCTGTAGGAGCCAGCCAGATGCCCGGAAATATAAGTGCTATTGAGGGCAAAGGTGAAATAGTTGAAGTCCCGCGTGCTGGTTCCCGCCGACATGGTCAAGACGGTTTCACCATCCACGGGGGTCACGTACATGCCGCGCTCCTGAAGGGATTTCTCAACGGCATCATCCACCCAAGCAGGAGATTCGGAAATAACGGTAATGGTGCCGCCTTCATCCGCTGGAATCACGATGTCGAGATAGTCCGCGGGAGCGTTGTCATCCACGTCCACGGGAGTGACGCGAGGGGTCACATGAATGACGCCAGCCAGAAGGGGCTTGTCTGTCCCGTCGCCGGAGACAAGGACATCATACCGATGGCAGCCAGCAGCAAGCCGGGGAAGCTGCAAGGCGCACCTCCCGTCAATGATCTCGGAGCCGGGTATTTCTCTGATGCCGTCATCCAGGACGCCGCCCCGGATGGTCATGCCGCTGAACTGTGTGTCTACCTCGCCGGAGGATAGCACAAAGCGCAGGTGCTGCACCTGTGCCAGTCCCTCGGTTGTGTGTAAATCATGTTTGGCCGCTTGCCTCATGCACGCATTATCGCCCCAATGGGAGGCAGGCGGCAACAACGTCAAAATGGGCTACGGACAGCCTTAGATGGGACAGAATTTCCCGGTGTGCCTGACAGCGTGCTGACTCTTGCCGACAATGGGCTTGTTGCCTTCCCCGGTCCAGACGCCGGCTGCCCCGCGGATGGAAGCCCATATAGCTCCAAGCAAGGCGTCCGCCCGGTCGGGGGAAGACAGGTTACGGGCCTTCATCTTGTCCTTCTTTTCATTCCGTATCTTGGAGTCGTCCGTGAATTCCTTCTTGCGGGTCGTCAACTGCGTATAAAGCGTCTTGTCCGGCTGCTTGGACTTGATATGCACCCGGCCCGTCATGAGTTCAAGGCCGGCATCATTCCAGCATTCCGCGGCAAGGTTGATGTAGCGGTCCCGGTCTTCCGGAGGGTTGTTCCCGAAGAACTCATTAGGGTACCAGTCCAACTCGTTGAAGTCGCTGATCACGGCAAGGCCCATGCCCGGAGCGTCCACCCATAAATCACAATCCGCAATGCCCAGCCCTTTGAGTGTGGCAATGCACTTGCGGACACTCTGCACCGTGTCCCGCTGACGTTCCGCGTACTCGATCCAAGCTTCGTTCCCGTCGCAGATGGCAAGGACGGTTTCATCACCGCCCGCAGCAATGTCCAGGAAAGCCACGGGGCGCCCCCTGCGGGGCTCGTAGGGCTGCCGCTGACCATATTCCAGCTTGCCAGGGTCAATGATGTACAAGTCCCCCTCCTGCGTGAACTCCGCCAGCACAACGGAACGGTAGTAGGAATCTTCTTCATTCCCTCCTACGCGGGCCAGAATGCGGTCAATGCGCTCCTGGGAGATATGGGGGCAGTCAAAGGCTGTCACCACCATCGGGCAGAAGAGGTCTTTTTCCTCGTGAAAGCAGCGGTAGAACTGGCCGGAGGGTTTGCCGGGGGAAGAGAGGTAGACGCAGAACTGAAGCGTACAGCGTTCAATGGCGTCAAAGATTTCATCCGGCACCGTCTTTGCTTCGTCCACGACGAAAAACACGGGGGAAGAAGGGTCATCCCCGGTGAACTCATCAGCGTCAAACAGGCGGGCTTTCTTCTCGCTGCGGGGGTCTTCCTCTTCCTGCTCCTTTCGTTCATCCTTGAATTCGTCCGTCACGCGCCCGTGCCAGCCTTCCGCCTTGCCGGCGTGGTTGGTGGAAAAGCCTTCAACGAATCCTCCTTCCGGAGTTTCCACGCGGCAATTCTTGAGCCATTTCCAGCCCGCAAGGGACGGGTTGTTCCGGTGCCGTTCCAAGGCAGGCCAGAGCTGGTTCTTCACCTGGCGCCATGAGCCGGACGTAATCGGCATGCGCCCGCGGGGGTAGCGCCACAGGAACCACAAGGCCAGGATGCCGATTACCTTGTCCGTCTTGCCGGATCCGTTGGCTGCACGCAGGGCAATACGCTTGCCGCGGGCAGCACGTTCAAGGGCCAGCATCTGCCATTTGTACAGGCTCGTTTCCCCGAGCACCACGGCGGCAAAGATGACGGGGGAGTCTTCCGGCCTGACAGGGGGCCCTAGCTTTCTTCCTCTTCTGACCATATTTCTTTCAGGGCTGCCGCCAACGGTGCGACTGCTTCCGCGGGCAGAGTGTGAGCCAATTTAACGGGCGTGTCTCCACCTTCCAGGGCCAGCGCCGCGCGGTCTCCGTATCTCTTGGGCATCAGCTTGGCAAGCATCCATTTGAGCGTGTCTATTTCCAGTTTGACCGCTTGCAGCATGGTTCCCCCTATTTCGGCACAGGGGGCCACTTCATGCCCCTTCTCCACAAGGTCAAGCAACTTGTCTTCCAGGGCGGCAAGCCGTTCTTCGCACGCGCGCGCGTACTGCTCCGAAAACGCCTTGTTCTCGTGTACCCATCTCATGACGGAAGGATTAGGGACGCCCTCCTTTTCAGCAGCCTTTCGGAGACTGTCCCCGCACCGTATATGGTCACAGATGCGTTCCGCCAGGGCGGCGCTGTACCTGGACGGGCGCCCGGGTTCTCTCTTCTCGGTCTTTCCTGTCTTCTCCTTCTTCATTTCGCATGCTCTTTGTTGATTTCCTCCCACCCTGCCACCTTGATGACTTTCTCCGCCATCTTCCTGGCATGCTCGGCCACCTCCTGCGCGGGAAAGACAACCTCGTCAGGTTTGTCCTGCTTGACCCCCCAGCGGTCTTCATAAACCTTCTTCAGCTTCGTCTTGAGTGCTTCAGGGAGTTTGGCCGTGCTGGCCTTCTTGCCGTACCCGTACCTTTCAATCAGGTCAATCCCGAAGCGTTCCGCGCCCCGTGGACGCTTCAACGGCTCTCCGGGCTTGAGTAGTCCCAGCCGTTCACATTCCGCGCGGCTCACGGGCTCCTGGTCCATGTAGGAGTTGAAACCGAACGGCGGCCAGGGAACTTCAAAGCCTCCCAGGCTGGCAGCGTTCATTTCGTCCGCCCAAAAAGTAAAGTCGGTTTTGAGCCGGACGGCGTCCTCATTGATGACATGGACAAGCCGCTTTGTCTTGGCTCCCGGGATGCGGATGAACCGGAAAGCTGGCCATGCCTTGAGATTGGCCGGCTTCATGGATGCTTCCCACTGGGCCGCTCCAATGTTTTGCCGGACGTTGGTTTTGAAAATGAGCTTCAGGCGGGCCAGAGCTCCGATGTTTTTAATGTCGTTATGGTACTTCGGGCCTTCGGCGTCCGGAGAAACAAGCCCCTCGGTTTGGAGCCATTGAAGCGCCTGGTTGGAAAAGTCCGCGGCACTCCCTACCTTGATAGCCGTTTCGCCGTTGGGGAGGATTTCCTTCTCTCCGGAAAGATAGTCTTTGATCAGCATGTAAAGGCGCCCCAGCAGCCGCTTGTTTTCCTGTTTTGAAGAAAAGAACTTATCCTCGCACGCTACAACCGACAAAGCCGACCACTCCTTTGAGTCCATGCCGGAGGGGGCGGGATGTTTTGCCAGGAACTTTTCCAGGGGCGTTACCATAGAGGCAATTCTGGATGATTGAAGGGGTGTCTTTCAACCTTGTCAAATTGGGCTACGTGGTGCTCCAAAATGCGGACGGCGGGGCGACGGTAGAGGAAAGCAGCCTCAAGAGCTGTAATGATGCCAGCGGCCCGTTGTTCCGCCTCATGCTTGTTGCTGGTGCCAAGCCCCAGCTCGACAAGTTTACCGTTCTTTTTGGGGTCTACCAAGAGCGTCAGCCGGAGCTTATAGGAGCCGGGCTTTCCGTGCCGCGTTGGCTTATTCTTTCGCAGGGATGGTTTGGGGGGTCTCATTTGTTGTTGGTGGTAGATTCTTCTTCGTATTTCGTAAGTTCCGCGATCCAACGGAACGGAATATGCCCCATACGCCCAAAGCGGTTTTTGCCAATAATCCACTGCGCTTCTGTGGGCGCGTGCTTGTCCGGATTATACATTCCGGGCCGGTGAATCATGATGATCTGGTCCGCGTCCTGTTCAATGGAGCCGGAGTCGCGCAGGTCGGAAACAACCGGCTTTCCCTGGGACTTGCCCTGACGCTTTTCCACGTCGCGGTTGAGCTGGGCCAGCACCAGGACGGGAATATTCAACTCTTTTGCCATAGCCTTCAGGCCGGCCGAGATTTCAGAGACTTCCCGTTCCCGGCTCCCGCGGGCCTGCTGGGACGTGGAGCGCACAAGCTGCAGGTAGTCCACCCCGATGCACTTGACCCCGTGTTCCCTTACCATCCGGCGCCCGCGGGCCTTGATTTTTTCGATGGTCAGGGCGCTTTCATCGTCGATATGCAGCGGGGCGTCCGTGATTTTCCGCACGGCAGCCGTGAAATGCTGTTGCTGTCCGACCGTCATCGGCTTGCCGCGGCGAATGTCGTCGGAATTGATGCCGGCCATGCCGTAAAGAATGCGCTCCAAAAGCTGGGCTTTCGGCATTTCCAGGCTGAACATTCCCACAGGGGTTCCTTCCAGGCAGATGTTGGTCAGGATGTTGACCAGGGCAGCGGTTTTCCCGACGCCGGGCCGGGCGGCGATCACAATCATGGCGCCGGGCTGCAACCCGTCCAGGGTCAGATTCAGACGGCGGAACCCGGAGGACAGCCCCTTGATGGCGCCGGGGTTCTTCATGCGCCATTGCAGGTTTTCGATGATGGAGCCCACCGCCCCGCGGATGGTTTCGGTTTGCTTGACGCCGCATTTGTCCCGCAGGGAGGACATGCCGCGTTCGATTTCGTCCAGAACCTCTTCCGCGCTTTTGAATTGGTCAACTGCGTATTCTCCTACCTGGCCCGCAAAAGCAAGCAGAGAACGCTTTTTTGCGGCTTCCGTGACCATTTCCAGCGCGGCGTCTGTTTTGTAGCGGGCAAGGGCTCCATAGGTGGCAATCTCTACCACCCCGGCGTGCCCTCCTACGGCGTCAAGCTGGCCTTGGGCCTCCAAGTGAGCAATGACGGTCAGGGCATCCACGGTTCCTCCTGTCTTGGCAATGGTTTCCAGGGCAGCCCAAATCTGTTGATGTGCCGGGAGGCTGAATGTCTGCCGGGAAATGCCTTTGTCCCGGAAGTCCGTAAATGCCTGGGTGCCGTCCATAGCCTGGGAAAGCACCAGTTTTTCAGCGTCAATAAGTGTTTGAGAGTCGATCATGTTTTGAAATAGGTTGATTGTTAAAGTTCTTCAAGGTTTGAATATGGGTCTTTATCTGTTCCTGGCTGTGCTGGATGGTTGGCGGAATAACTGACGGCAAAATTGATGGAGTCAGATTTCCATTTGGCCGCGGTGATGGGAATTTCTCCGCGTTTCCAATCCGTCAAATCCCGTTTGGAGATGTATGCTGTTGCACAATCCGGAATCTGGTCAGGAGCTAACCGAACCCTGCCCGCAAAAGCCGCGGCCCGCAAATGGGCTTCGACTTCCTCCACGGTACACGGAGGGGGTAAGGGGGTATTATTCGTCTCCGTCTCCGACTCCGTCTTAGTGCGCATATGCTGTGCATCTGCTAAGCATGTGCTATGCAATTCTTGTAACTCTCTATCAGTGATGTATTTTTCAATTTTGCTATCCGTTTGCCTATCATCTGCTGTGCATGTGCTGTGCATATGTGCATCAGGTGTAGGGTATTTGCTTTTCTTGCTCCGTACCTGCTGCCGGAAGTTGGTCACTTCCAGATACTCCTTTCCCTCGACGGAGTACAGGACGACGAGCCGGGCTGCCTCACAGGATTTGAGGCAACGTTGAACGGAATCCTCCCTCATGGAGTCGAGCTTCAGGGGGTACAGGGCAGAGCGCAGGACAGACGGACGGGCATCGAAACGCCCGAAGTCGTCCACAACGGAGAGCAAGCGGCGATAAAATATTTCGGCTTCCCAGCTTAGGGAATTGACCGCTTCACTGGTGATAATTCCTTCTCTGATTATTCTATTTGGCATATACTATATCCCCTCCTTCTCTTTTGCTTCTGCCCCAAATGCAGGTGAGAGCTGTATTTTCCTGCCTTGGACAGTATTGATTTTTAGCGGCTTTTGGATGTACAGGCATGCGGTCAAAAGGCTTATCTCTGCGGCATAATTTGCTTCGGGGAATGCTCTGCTATGCCGGATTGTCCGCACCCGTCCACCAGGGAGGACATACAACAATCCCCACCGTTCCGGCAGGTCATCTTCCGTGATAATTCCAGGTTCGCAGATGTAATAGCGGCTGTACCCCATACCCTTTTGAGGATAGATGCGGAACGGCTTTTTGAGGTCTGCCCGGAAGTCCTCCCGGCTCGTTTTCGCTTCGACCAGAACGCTTGCACGCCCTTTGAATCCTATTGCATCGGGTTTTTCGTTCGTGATGATACAATTCGGTTCCGCGATCGCGACAGGGCAGCCTTGAGAGCCCAGGAGCCAGCGTTCAGCAATTTCGCACAACTCCCGGTGCGTCCGCGGTATTAAAGATGTTGGTTTACGCGCCATAATCAAAAAAGCGTGAGTTGGGGGTTGTAGCTCATCTCATATCCTCGTCGCCGTATTTCATGTAGTGGCTTACACTCAATTCTTTGGCTATGGATATTGCTTTTTCTCTAACTCCGGCTATCTGGGATAAATTCAAACTATCTTCACAAGTAATGAAAACTGGGGCTTCGTTATCAGGCGTCATGATAAAAAAGTCTATGGATTTTGATCCATCGGAGTTTATCGTTTCATCCTCAACAACTTCATAGGGATGGATAGCTCCTGTAATTCCCATTAAGTCGCGCTCTCTTTTATTGTAAACAGCCAATGCTTTTCTTCTAGTGAGTTTCATAACCATTTGATAGTTGTTTGTTTATTGTAACCTTTAATCCAATGGAACCATGCGTATGCAATGGCCCCGCCTTCAGCCTTGGAGAAATCCCCATTTTTCGCACAGGTCCGCCGCTCGCTGAATACCCACACGTCGGAGGGGGGGGCAACGTCGAACAGCCGACGACGGGCCTTGCCCTCTAAAAACTGAAGGCGCAGAAGCATCCAGACATTGGCTCCATCCTTGACGCAGGCAAGCGCACGCTCGACAAATTCAAGGGCTGTGGCGTAGGGAGGATTGGTCATAATATCCACGTCTCCTATCTCGCTACCGTCGAATTCCCACAAGAAATCTTGTACGCAGGAATCAGGACATCCACGGTCAACAATGTCGGTTGCACAGACTTCATGCCCCCGCTCCCGCAGGACATTGACGATATGCCCCGCACCGCAGGCCGGTTCCCATACACGTTTCCGGAGAGGAGCACCTGCGTTGAGCAAATCCCGCACCATGTCAGGGTGTGTGGCGTAATAGTCTTCCCTCGGCCTTTCACCGGTGGCGAGATAGGATGCGCCCAACGTGGCACCAAGAGTCCGGTTGTTGCCGGTCCAGTCTTTCATTCCTCCTCCTTTCCGTCCGCCATGGTGCCGCCCACGTGGACCGGTCCGGACATCAATGAGTTATGCAGATTCCCGCCCGGATTGGTGCCCACGGCGTCCGCCGCCTCTTCAAGGCCAAAAGCCGCGGCAGCCTCTTCCGGCTTTTGCAGATAGCCCAACAAAAACAGCAGGGCATCTTCCACGGTGGCTTTCTGCTCCCGGAGGTTTTCGTAAAGCTGCTGAACGGCGGCGCCCTTGGTGTTGCCGTAGGCAATAAGCCCATAGTCATCATACAGGGTGCACAACTCCGCAATCATGTCGATGTTGCCAACAAAGGCGGAATACTGCGGCCTGCACCAATGAGACCGATACGTTCCGATGCGGTGCTTGTTGGCCTTGGCCCAGGCATCCACCTCCGGAGACAGCCCCGCGGCGTAGGGTTTCCGTGCAGGGTCACGGGGCGGGAGGTCAAAGAGGTATTTCATTCCCCCTCCTTTCCTTCTTGGAATCTGCCGAGCAGAACCCGGAATGCAGTTGCCGCCACTGCCGGTACTTGTCCGTTGCCAATGGCTTCAATGCGGTCCACTCTAGCGGCCACCCCATGAGCCACTCGGTCCACGTCGGGTTCAGCTGACCACCATTCCCCGCAGTCATCTGTTTCCGCTCTTCCGTCGTGACAATCCCTTCGGCTTCCAGGGCTTTCATTTTCTGAAAGCTCCCCGTCCCCCCGCACATTCCTTTTGTTCTTGGAGTAGGAAATCTGCTGGCTATAGTTCCCAAGTTCGGGGACTTCCGATTTCCCTGGCTGGAGCCGCTGTCCTTCCAATCCCGTGAGGTTGGAGTCGGGAATTTTGCAATCTGGTCGTTCAGGTTCCGGCTTCGGGCTGGGTCTTCCCATCTTCTGGCTTCTCCCGTCCTGAAATCCCTGGCTTGCGGGGTTGCGAATTTCATGCCCTGCCCCAGCGGCGGAGTTGACAGCAAGTATCCACATGCGCTTTCGCTCATGCGGGGCACCCACTTCATCCGCCCCCAGCACCATCCATTCCGCATCATACCCGCTCGCGGCCAGGTCTCCAAGAACACATCCAAGCCCGCGAGCAGTGAGCATTGGGGAGTTTTCCACAAAGACGTATTGAGGTCGTACCTCGCCAACAATCCGGTGCATTTCCCGCCAGAGTCCAGAGCGGGCGCCATCAATGCCGGCACCTTTACCTGCCGCGCTGATGTCCTGGCACGGGAAGCCTCCAGATACCACGTCAACAAGGCCGCGCCATGGTCGTCCGTCAAAGGTGCGTACGTCATCCCAAACCGGGAAAGGCGGGAGAAGGCCGTCATTTTGCCGGGCGAGCAGTACGCTTGCGGGATAGGGTTCGAGCTCGACGGCACAGACAGTTCGGATTCCAAGCAATTCGCTGCCAAGTATGCCTCCACCAGCGCCCGCGAAAAGATGTAGCTCATTCATTTTCCTCCTTTCTCGGTGCCCAGCTGCTAAAATTTTCATCGCATATGGAACATGGAACCATTTTAAAGTAAGCTCCATACTTACATGTGCAACAATTTTTCATAATAGACCGTCCGTACTCGTAAAAAGCTTTCTGCTCAGGCGTCATCTTCATGCGAGCACCCTTTCTCAATTAAGGATTTAAGTTCATTGAAACAACGGAGGCGTGAGGCATTCTTGGTCGTGCAAATAAGGTGCTGCGCCCACCGTGCATGTCGTTTGGTGGGGTACCCCATGCGGTAACGGCCCGTTATGCCATTGTGGTGCACAATCGCGGCCTGAACTTCGTATTTCCGGCTGTCGGTTTTCTTCATGGGGCAAACCTGCTGGACGATGATATGAGGGTTCTTTTTCATTGTTCCGCCCCTCCTTTCCGTTCAAGCTCCCACGGATATGTGTCGATTTTACCGTCAACCAAAGTTCGGAATATTAAGTTTCCTTGTTCTTCGTCGAATCTATCATCTACCGCCGCAAGATCGCCTGTTATCCCATATTCGTTTTCAACAGGATCACCGCCCCCATTATGAAGCAAATAATCCAATGGTTCACCGTTTTTATCTTCTGTAATAACATGTAGACCATTATTCCAACCAACGATCGGATAAATGCATCCTGCAACAAAACCTCCTGATGATACTAAGCAAAGGCATTCTTTATATGTTTTCTTAAATCTATTCATTTTAATTTCCTTTCTTTAATTTAAGTTTTCCGCTTGGACTAATTGTCCAATCATCAAAAGTGACGGTGCCGGACAGATTGATCACGGGGTAGGCGTCATAGGGACGGCAACCAAACTTGCCTTTATCGTTCTTCACTCTTAGCCATGCGCCCCATTTTGCACCGATAACGGTATATCTATGTCCTCTAACTATGACTTGCTGACCGTGCCGGAAGCGGGTGCCGTAGATGGCGTTGAGGGCGTCAAGATCGACTTGAGCGGCGTTCCTCTCCGCCTTTTCCTTCTTCCGTCTCCTCTTCTCGCGGGCAGCCTCTTCGCGAGCCTTGCGTGCCTCGTTGGCCTGGTTGGCGCGGAGTATCTCCATAGACTCGCGCTCGGCTTGTTCCTGGCTCTTCGTGAGGCCCGCCTTCTTACGGAGATTGTACGCAATCATGACCTGCCGTTTTTTCTCTCTTTCTTCGGGACTCATTCCGCTTCTCCTTCCTGGATTGTTTCGATTTCCCAACCCGTTTTTGTCTGCTTGGCAGCGATAAAAACAAAGGGGAACTTGTCGGCGGCCGTCTTGATTTTTACCCTGGCGTCGTCGCGCCAAAAGCCTTTCACTTCGTGGAATTCAAGGGTGCCGTCAGGGCGGACAACCATGAAATCCGGCGTGTATGAGCAGCGGTTCCCAAGGACCAGTTTGACGGCTTCAAACTTGAATTCCCTTATTTCCCCCTTGTTTTGGAGGTCAGACAGGTAAAAGCCATAGGCGGCTTCTGTTTTATTCATCACGCCGGGCCGGTGGATAGCTCTTGCCCTGGTTCTCATGCCGCCCTCCCTTCTGCTGCCGGGCGAATCTCCGGCATGATGCGGGTGTATGCCTCAAGGTATTTTGGGCCGAATTCGTCCAGAGCCGCCTTAATGCGGTCGGTGTACTCGTCCCATTCCACTTTGACCAAAAACGGGCGCAGTCCGGGGCAGTAGGAAAGGAAATACCACGCCCGCAAGCCAGTCACAGCCATGGAGCCGTGCACCTGCGGCTTGTGTTTGTCCGGCAGAACGCCGCCCAGCAGATGCCGGACATGATGCTTGGAGATAGGGCACTTGATTTCAAGGCCGGCAATCACAAGATCAAGCCCGTCTTCCAGATTTTCAAAAACAAGTCCGTCAGGGCTGCACCCGATAGGGGCCGTTTTGCGGCGGATAAATCCAACTTCTTTTACCGCTTTGCCGGTCAAGGTCGCGAAAAGCTCGCGGGCTTCCGGTTCCAGGGCTTCCCCGCGATCCGTGTGAAAATTGCCTTCAAAGGTTATTTCATCCGGACGCAGACAGGAGCAGCACAGTTCGATGATTAAATCATCCTGCTGGGCTGACGGCTTCCCGGTTTTGGGAGTGATCAGTCGGTCAAAGTTGCTGGCGGTCAGATGACCGGAACGCAATTTAAACCATAGGTCGCTCCGTTGTGGGACATCCTCGTAAATAACTATATTTTCAAGGTCTAACATAACTTTAGTAGTCCTCTCTATTGGCTGGTACATACTCACGTTCCTGCTCCTTCAGACTTCCAAAAAAATCATCGGTATCATCATTTGGAGGCGGTAATGCCTCCGATGCCGTAGGCCGTTTTTCCTCCGGTTTGGGCGGGTTAAAGGGGTCTATTTCCTCGTTTTCATCCTTGGACGGGGTTACATTCCGCATTTCGCTTCCAAATTCCTGATCGTCGGCGCTGCTCATGGCTTCTTGGATGTAGAGGGGCAAATCCCATTGCTTGGAGGCACGCTTGATGACCGTTTTGAGCCCCATTTGCCCGAAGTCAGTCACCCACGGACCTACTACTTCCCCTTTCTTGTTCCGGGACTTGGTGCGGGCCTTGATTTCCTCCACGGCGCGCAGGCTCATGCGTTCCCCGTGTAGGTAGAGGTCCTTGTCTGTCCAGGTGCAATAAAAACCCCTGATGGGCGCCGTGCTGTCATCCCATTCCGGGATGTGGCCCATTGCGAATTTTCCTTCTTCCAGGCCCCAGGAAAATGGCTCCCCCTCTCTCACAATTCCAATATTGAGGTTGGTGACGCCATTGGAGCGGGCCATACGCATCAGGCCGCGGGCGGAGGGGACAGCAACGCAGGTCAATACAGACCGGCCGCTTGCCTTATCATTGCTCCAAAAAGGAACAAGATAGCCGTGGATGCCGTCAGGCTCACAACGCATCATCAGCAGGTTTTTCAGGGATGCAATCAACGTTACAGGGGCGCATTGCTGAAGGAGTGGGGTTTTCTGGCACTGCTGCCAGAAGATACTGATACAGCGTTCCGGCGTCATCATGCCCTCTACAAGCTGGGCAATGTGTCTCTTCATGTCCTCCGACATCACAATTTCATGGAGTGTCTTTTTTGGGACTGGCGCCTGGGGCAAATCTAGTTTATGTGTAGGTGCGTTACTCATAATCTTTGCATGGTTCTGTGTAACAAGGCCGGGGATCAGTTGGCGCTGACCCCGGCCATCTCCTTTTTAGGCATTCAACGGTTCGCGGTTCAATTCATCGCAAAGCTCCTGCGCTTTCTTCAAGGCTTCTTCCTTGCTGTAAGGGGATTTGGGGCAAGTATTTGATTTCCAAAATATTTTATAAATGTAGTTGCCCCCTTTCTTCACCTGAACACATGAGCCTACATCCTTGATACTATAAGGCTGTTCTACCTCAATTTCCTCAACGGGCTTGACAAGTTCGAGGTCGGCAAAATGAAAAACGGCAGTGTATCCACAGCATTTGATAAGCACCTGCTCTTGTTTTTCGTTTTCAATAATGGTGCATTCTTCTCCGTTTTCCGGTGTGACGAGATAATTCCTTCTTCCGCGGTGGATAAAGCGCACCAAATCCCCCTTGCGGTATTTCCGCGCCGGGTCGTATTTCGTCCGGGCAGGCTCAAGTTGGGAAGGATCAAGGCACCTAATTTCCTCTCTTTTGCTACCGTGGATATCAACAATGATAGGGTGTAAATCAGTTCCGTCATCTTCTTTGATCTTTCCCCGGATAATGACTTCGGTTCCGGGCTTGCATTCGTTTCTTTGCATGGTGTTTTTATTCTATTGTTTTGTTGTTATTTAGGTTAGGTTAGTTGGAAAGGGTTGTTGCCGTGTTCTCTTTCATGGCCTTGGAAATACGCTCCGCACACCAAAGAGTGGCGCCCCGCTTTTGGTGCGGTAGGCAGTCTTTTTTCATGATTTCCGGGGCAGTTTTCGCAAGTTTATAGAGCCATACGCGGCCTTTGCGGTGCCGGAACTGTGGGAGTTTGAGCAGGTCTTCAGCACGCAACCAGGTTTCACCGCTTGTTTCAGGGCAGTATTTCCCCTCCATGATCGAAACAAGGCGATCAATGCGGGTAAACAGACCTTCAATCAAACGTTGATCATTGGTGTTCATAGTCCTGAAAAAATCATTACGGCTAAGTAGAAAAATCCGACAATGAACGCCGCGGAAGCAAGATAGACCAAGGCAATGACCAGACCAAAGAGCAGTCGCGTTACAGCTTCCTTCCGGCGTCCCCTGGTACTGTTCTTGCAGGCTTGCAAGCGGCGGCGCTCCTTCCGGGGGTCAAGAGACTGGTAGGGGTTCTTCCCTGCCCTGTCCGGGATGCCGTTGATTTGCTCCCAGGCACAAGAGGCGCAGAGGCAGCGGCAGCAATACGCGTTCCCGCGGCGGTCTCCGATAATGGACCAGTAAGCGCCCTTGCCGGGTTCCTGCCCGCAGGAGTAGCAAAGGAACGGTGCTTTACTGTCTGCATTGGTGATGGTCTCCACCATCCCCATATAGGGCCCCTGGTGGATTGGGCGTTGTAATATTTCGCATGTATTCATTTTCTGGTGTTGGTTTGTGGTTAGGCTCAAAAATGGCCGCCGAACTCATCAGCATACGGGAAAGCGGGTTCTTCTTCCGTTTCTTCCCAGCCGCAGTCTTCACAGCATCCCCAGCACAGAGGGTCAGTCTCGTCATATTCGATGACGGCGCCGCATTCCGGGCAGTGGAAATCTCCGTTGATGTCTGCGTAGGGCCTCATGATTTAGCTTCCTTTTTTTGGATATTATCGCTCTAACAATTCTAGAAGTATCTTTTTAGCACATAAAAGCAACTAAATATTTCCCTTTTTAGGACATTTCACGGGATTACCCGCGGTTTTCTTAGTGGTGAAGGAGTTCCCTTCTTTCTTGTTTTTCAATGCGTAATCCGTGAGAACACCAATAATCAGAATAGATTTTTTTAATCCAGTGGCTTTTTCTGTTTTATCAAGCCAGTCTCTCACTTCCTTAGGGGCTTTTTCGAGATCAGGGTTCATTTCGGTTACAGAGTGTTGATTTCGTTGATGGTTGCTTTCATGTTCGCTTTTTGCGTGCGGTTGATGGTTACAATATGCGCAATTTTGCGCATTACGTCAACACAATAGTGCGCAATAGTGCGCCATTTCTCAGCAAGCATGGGCTTGACAATGCTCAAAAGAGCGCATATAATATGCGCACGATGAATGCAGAAGGAATAAAAACATGGATGAAAAAAAATGGCATTTCGCGCGAAGAATTAGGAAAAAAAGTTTTTGTGACTAAGAGAACCGTTGATGGATGGCTATCAGCAGGAAAACCTATTCCTTCGGCCAAAATGGAACTCATTGAGCGAATTGTTGCAGACAGCGAAAATATTCAATTCGACCTTCCCGAGAACATTGAGCTTCTTTTGAAACAGAAAGCAAAAGAGGCGCATAAGAGTATTGATGATCTGGTAATCGAAATCCTTGAAAAAACTGTCAAAGAGATAAAGAAAAAGCAACAGGCAAGCGGCACGTATCCAGAAGCCGTTGAAAAGCTACACCCTGCCTTGGACAACGATGACGAGCCGGAAGAGGTCAACAACGTCATTCTTCGCCCGGTCAAATTGCCGGAAATCATGGTTGTTGGGAACGTCGCTGCAGGGGAAATCACGTGGAGCGATCTTGACGAGCCATACCCGGTATTTGACAAGGGTATCACGGCCTTGCACGTGGAAGGAACATCAATGGAGCCGGAAATCAAAAACGGGCAGGTTGTGCTTGTCCGTCCCGTTCCAAAAAATGCGGACTTGGAAAAATACGTTGACGAAATTGTCGTTTACGACGGTGGAGACAGCTTGCCCGGCATCACGCTCAAGAGGCTGGTGGCTGATGACGAGGGCCACTTCTTCCTTGTCCCTGTCAACCCGGGTTTCCGGAGGCGCATTCCCATCACCGGTCAAATCAAAGCTTGCATGGTTGGCAAGATTGACCTGACCAAGTAGCCCTTCCCCACCTTTTCACAGGCCCGCGGACATCCCGCGGGCTTTTTTTATTGCTCCACTGTGGCAAAAGAATAAAATGCCAGGGATGCCAAATTATTTTATATCTCTGAATGGTGAGGTGTCAGGGCCTTACTCTGCTGAATATTTAAAAGCTTTATACTCTAAAGGAGTTATTACAAATCAATCCCCATGTTGTCCGGAAGGTGCTCCCGTTTGGGTTACATATGGTGATCTTTTTTCAGCCCCGGTAGAAATAGCTCCTCAATTATATCAAAAAAAGAAGAACGTTGATACTTCTATTTCCGCAACAATCTGGACAGGACTTGGTGCTCTTTTAATGTCTTTTTCTCTAATTGCGATAATTGGAATTTGTTTTGACAGGCGCGGGGAGGTTTCTGGGGTGTTTCCGTGTATTGTTGTCGCATGTATTGGTTATCTATTGATTCTTTATTGGGCGCATGTGATGATGGACCGTTCTATTTGCCGCTATGTAGGTGGTATTTTCTGCCTGATAGTTAGCGTTTCATGCTTATTCAGCACATCAAAATTTTCAGGATTTATATCTTTGGGCATCATGTTTTTGATTTTTGCGGCGCTGTTTGCAATTCCACTCTTCCGTCGTTTTATCAATAAGAAGCACTAAAACTCCTTCACTCGCTTTTTCCCATTCTGCGCCAATCTGCCATAAAAGCACATTTCATTACTTATTTCTTTCCCAAAAGGTAAAAGTACCAGAAAAAACTTGCCCCTGTCTGCCTTTTTGGAAATATGGCGCCATGGATGAATTTAGCGACAAAATCCGGGCGTTTTTAGAGGATATGGAAATGAGCAGGGAAGTTTTTGCATCTCTGTGCGGAGTCAGCAAACGCCACGTCGACAAATGGCTATCCTACCTCCCAATACCAAAGGCACGACAAACTGTTATTGAGCGTGTAATGAGAGAGGAATATGCCCGGCGCCGGAAAAGTGATCAGAACCCCGACATGGATATTATTGAGGTGCATTTCCCCCGCAATCGGTATGACCAAGCCAGGAAGACGGCAGACCTCCACGGCATGACCGTCCAGGAGTGGGCCTCCCGGTCTCTGCTGGCCCTGTCCAGTGTGCCGCACCACAACCTATGACCTATTCCTGAAGCATCTTCTTGAGCTTGTCCAAGCGTTCTAAAACGGGTGCTGTTATTCCGAATAAATAGGGAGGGGGATTCTTGGTTATTGCATCTTTGGAACATAGGACGAACTCTTCCAGATAGCGTTTCCCGAACAAGGTAATTGTTTCTTGTGTGGGAGCATATTTCTCAATTCCGAAAAAGAGCCATACCGAGAGATCGTCCTTTGCCTTAGTCTTGATCTTGAATTCCTCATCGTCCCATATCATATCACCATACAGCCATGCCACAGCGGCGCACCCTTCATAGTCCCCAACCCATTTCAACATTTCCCGGTTGCGCGCATCTTCCAGATGCTTTGTCAGGGCGACAGAGCAAAACGGCGCCTCCGGCATCTTGGTTTTCGTTCGTTGTGGACCGTTATCAATTTTCAGCAACTCGGCATACTGTTTTCGGGCAGCGCTATTGGTCTGCCGGACCACAATGAATACTATGCAGGGTTCCCCTGTTTCTCCGTAGACAGTACATTTCAAACCATCTCCGGAAAACGTCTCAAAGGCGAATTTGACATCCGGGTCCAAGCCACGGAATAAGGCAACCGGTTCTGTTTCCCCCAGGGCGTAATCAATGGCTTCGCGCGTTGTCCTGATAATGTCGGGATTATATTCTTGCGGAACTAATTTGCGAATATGTCCGGTAACGATCGTATGATGCTTAATAGGTCGCATAGGTTTGAAAAGAAAGGGCGGCTACCGGAGCAGCCGCCCTCTTGTAAGGAATTGGACGATACACGGCCAAAGGGAGAATTCCCTAAACAGGCAGTTTTTCAATCCACGCCCCGAAGGGCGGCATCTGAAAGAACATTCAGAATACCTTCTTTTCCCACATTTTTTGAAGCCGAGCAAAGTTTTTTTTGCACATGCTGCATTTTCCTCTTGCACTACTAAACATTGTTTAGTAAATTAACCTTGTTGACGGGAGGTAAGGAACCCAGAGACTGAACAACTGAAAGAACAAAATCATGGAAATCACCAACACCAAAAACTTGACGGCGGAACAGATTGTCCGGGCACTCAATTCTAAAGGCTATCTCTACTATGGCGAATCTGCCCGCGTCTGGAACGGCAACACGCAATCCCGAATCTACTTTGGCCGTGATTTTGTTACTATCCTCCCGGACGGAACCATCACCAACGACAAAAGCGGCAAGCGGACACTCACCATTGGAGACGAAGCCGTCGAAGCCATCCGAGACATTGTAACCCCTTCCGCCTCTGCGGAAGAGCCGCAGGAAAAACCTGCCGGAGAATCAGCCACCATCAACACCACAACAACCCGCGGAACGGAAGTAGCAATCACTCTCACGGCAGATACAATCACCGCTGAACTCACAATTCCTCCTTTTGGCAAATTCACCACGGAAGCGGACATTGCACCCCTGAAGGGGCAATTTGCCCTGCGCGGCAAGGTTCCGACCGGGGAAAACTTGTTTATCACCGTTGCAGAAGACGTCATCACGGACATCATTGCCAAACGTCAGCAGCTTTTCCAAAAACAAGAAGAAAGGCTTTTCCCCGGAATTTCTGAACTCCGGGAAATAACCGCGCGTTGGAACAAGGCATGGGATAAAAACCGCCGGGCATGGGACAACATCGAAAACAACCCTGCGTATAGCCCCATCAACACCGCAGCCATTGAAGCCGAGTTAAACGCCGCCCGCGCCAAATACCCCCGCGCCGCACTGGCCCTAAACGCAACAAGCTATACCCTGGCGAGCCATCACAGCAAAATAGCCGCAGGAAAAAAAGCCCTGGAACTCTTGAAAAATGGCGGAAGCTTGGAAGAAGCTCAATCAATTCTTGACAACTGGCTCCCTCAAGAGGCCATGTGGGACTAAACAGAAAACAAAATCATGACTATCCAAGAATTCCTCGACTGGATTTACAAGACCTATGAATTAAAAAATCCTTATGATGCGGTAAAAAAGGCTATGGAGCTTTTAAAGGTTACGGAAATGAGTATCTATCATTGGAAAAATGGAAAAAGGAAGCTACAGCCTTATATGCAGCAGTTAATCGCTGTGACGATTGAAAACCATGATTTGAAAAAAAAGTTGTCAGAAAAGTAATTTTTCTCTTGCATTACTAAACAATGTTTAGTAGCTGTCTCTTATACACATCT